TACGGGGCGGCCAATATGCCCGAGGCCGACGGCGTCACCGTCGGTGGTGCGGTCGACTTTTCGCGCCGCGTCGCCTTTTACGACGTCACTCCGGCCGGAACGATCAACTTTGTCTCGTCTTCAGCGGTCGACACCGGGGTTAAGATTCAGGTTGCCGGCCGCGACTCGACCGGCGCGATCCAAACCCCCGCCGCCGTCACCCTGAACGGCACCACCCCGGTCACCGGCTTGCAAAGCTTCGAGCGGCTGCTCTACGGCGTGGTCTCCGGCGCTTCGCCAAACGGCCCGCTCGGCGACCCGAGCGGCACCAGCACAACGGTCGGCGCCGGCGGCATCACGAGCTCCGCGACAAGCCTGCCGGTCGCCTCGGCCTCGGGTTTTCCGGGGTCGGGCAATTACTACATTGCGGTCGATGCCGGCGCCAGCTTCGAAATCATGCTCGTCACCGGCGGTCAGGGAACCACAACCTGGACGGTGACGCGGGGCGTCTCCGGCCCGGCACCGCAGGGCGTCGTCCACAGCTCGGGTGCCGCGGTCAAACTGATGCCGGTCGGCGACGTCGCGGCGATCGCCAACACCGCCGTCATCTCTGGGCACACCGCACAGTCGGGCGCAGCCAATCATAGCGGCACGACCCCGCCGCTGATGAAATTGCAAGCGGGCGACGGCGCCAGCGTGTCGGGCGGAATGATCATCCAGATCACCAACAACACGCCGAGCGGCGCCCAGTACCAGCTGCGCATGATCACCGCGACCTCGGGCTACGGCACCGATGTCGTCGCGATCAACCGCGACTGGTCGATCGTCCCGTCCAGCTCAACAACATACAGCGTTTTTCAGGGTATGCTGTTCGAGACCGGCTTTGCCAGCTCCGGCACCACTTATGGAGACCCCAACCCGGTCACCTCGGTAGTGCGCAGCTTTGCGACCTCCGCGGCGGACGTGCCGACCGGATCGGCCCGGTATTTTTTCGAAAAGGTGTTTGTCGTCAATAACAACACCGCGACGGCGTTGACCGCGGCGCAGGTCGAGATTGCCAGCGAGAGCCCGACCCTGCCGTCTGGCGCATTGCTCGACGCGGCCTTGACCACCGCGCTCAACGACACCAATACCTGCAATCCGCGCCAGCAAGCCTCGTCGTTCGTGCCGATGGGCTCGGGCTCGTTTGTCACGCAGCCGGCTTTTATCAGCGTGCCGGGCACGGGCAACCTGCCATCGGGAGCGGCCCCCAACGCCGCCGGTGCCCAAGGCGCGTGGCTGCGCCTGACCCTGCCAGCCGGCACCGCCGCGTACAAGGGCTCGGCCGATTTGCGCACTCAGGGGACGACGACGTGAGCGGCAGCGCCCTTGCGCTGCAATTGTTCTGCATCGGCGGCGCGCTTGTCATCGTCCTGATGCTGCTATGCCCAAAATAGTCGCGGAGAATCGCCTGATGCCGCGTCCGCACGCGCAACCAAGCAGGCGCAGGCATCATGATCCTTTTCGGACGGTATAAATGACCGCGCCCATCATCACTACTCTCTTGTCGCCGAACCCGGCGAGCGGCAGCACGACGCCTGTTGTCGGCACCGAGACGACGCTCGCCTCCGCGACGAGCCTCTCCCAGGGCGGCAGCTTTCAGCTGCAGATCGACCTCTCGAACATGGCCGACGGCGACGTGCTCGAGGTGCGCTACTACAACCAGGCGAATTCAAGCGCGTCGCTGGTGCAGCAGGCCTACATGGCGTTCGCCAATGCCCAGGGCGACCCGTGCCCGCCATTGCCGGCGGTCCCGGCAGTCAACGCCTGGAAAGTCACGATCAACCAGACCGCCGGCACCGCTCGCGCCTACCAGTGGGCGGTCTACAACCTCTACGGGACGTGACGGATGGGCTTCGGACAGCCGCTCGCCGCCTCGGCGCGCTATGAAACCCAAGGGCTCTCGTCCGGCATCGGCACGTCCGTCACGGCGAGCGGCACCGCCAACACCAAGGGCAGCTATATCGCGCTCGGCGGGGCCACCGGGTTCGAATATGACGGGTTTTATGTAGCGATCACCGGCAATTCGGGCGGAGGCACCGTGAGGTACCTGACCGACATCGCCGCCGACAACACAGCCCAGGAAGTCGTCGCCGCGAACCTGTTTTTCGACCCGCAGGCGGCGGGCAGCTACACCGCCGACCGGCAGTTCGTCTACATCCCGGTCAAGGTCAAGAAGGGTGCCACCCTCTATGCCCGCTGCCAGTCCTCGGCCGGCGGCGGCACCTTGTCGGTGTCGACCCTCGGCTATGCCGGCGACGGGCGCATGCTCGCCGGCTTCTCAAAGCAGATTTGCGCGACCGACCTCACCGGCAGCGACCCGACCAACACGATCACGCTCAACGGCTCGACCTTGACCGGGTGGACGCAGGTCATGGCCTCGACCCCAAACCGGCTGGCGGCGCTGATGATGCGGCTCGACGACCTCGGCGTCGGGCTCGGCACGATGAACGCGATGTTCGAGCTCGGCATGGGCACGTCGGGCAACGAGGTGTCGCTCGGCATCAAGTTCGCGACCCAGCTCGCGACCGGCGGCTTTGGCCCCGGCGGCACCGACTGGTTCCCGTGCAACATCCCGGCCGGCAAGCGGCTCGTCGCGCGCGCCCAGTGCCAGACCACGGACACGAACAGCGTCGGCGTCTTTCTCTACGGCCTGGTCGGCTGAGGGCCCGCGGCGATGATCTGGGGTGGCGCGCCGGCGCCGGCGACGGTCGCGACGGCAGCTGCCGCCGCAGGGGGGGCCGGCACCACTTCTGTCGCGGTCGACGCGCGCCTCGGGGTCGAGCTTCTCGGGCGCCTGGTGCGTTCCGCGCCGGCGGGCACGGCTCGCGTCGTTCTGACATCGGGGTCGAACTGGACGGTCCCGGCCGATTGGAACAGCGCCAACAACACGGTCGAGTGCGTCGGCGACGGCGGCGGCGGCGGCACCGGTTACGTCAATAGCCCAGCGGCGGGTGGTGGCGGCGGCGGCTATGCGAAGGCGGTCAATCTCGCGTTGACGCCGGGCCAAACGGTCAACATCGGGATCGGCCATGGTGGCGCCGGCGGCGCCGCGGGGCAGGGAAGCAACTCGACCGGGGTCGGCAGCGCCGGCAGCGGCACGTGGTTTGGCGGAGCCAGCTTTGCGAGCGCACTCGTCAATGCCGCTGGTGGGGGTGGCGGCGCGGCCGGCTACCAGCTCTCCGGCCCTTATAGCGGCGGCGGCGCCGGGGGTACTGGCGGCGGTTCGGCCGCGAGCCTGACCTTCGCCGGCGGCCAGGGCGGCAATAATTCGCAGGGCTCGGACGGCGGATCGGGCGGCGGTGGGGCCGCCGGCCCCGTGGGCAACGGCGGGGCGGCGGGCGAAAGCACCAACCCCGGCGGTGGCGGTGGCGGCGGCGCCGACAACGGCGGCGCCGGCGCCAATTCGAGCGTCGGCGGCGGGCTCGGCTCGGGCTACCACTCCGGTTCCGGCGGCAACGGGCCAGGCGGCAGCGGCGGCGGCGCCTATGTGACAGCACTCGCCGGCAGCAACAGCACGGTCCCAGGCAACCCCGGGACAGCGAGCACCGGCGGCGGCGGCTCGGGTGCGGTGATGGACGGCGTCGGCAGCGAGACCACTGCCTCGCCCGGCGGCGCCGGCGGTAACGGCTCGGAATGGGGTATATGGGGCTGCGGCGGCGGTGGCGGCGGCGGCTCCGGCCTCGGCACAGCCACCACGGGCGGTCAGGGCGGCGACGGCGGCCTCTATGGCGCGGGCGGCGGCGGTTCCGGCAATGTTGCGACAGCGGGCGCGGCACGTGGCGGCAACGGGGCCGCAGGGCTGATCGTGATCAGCTATGCTACGGGCGGCTACCCAGTTGAGTTTCTGGCGACGCCACGGCGCGACGGCTTTGGCCCCGCCGAGTGGCTCGCCTCCGGCAACACGGTCGCCGGCGACAATCTGTTTCCGGTCGAAATCATGGCGCGCACAGTCGCCAATCCCGGCCTGCGCGCCGAAGGGCTGGCGCGCCTTGCGGCCGACCCGAACCTGCCGGCTGAGCTGGCCGCCGGGGTGCTGCGTGACCTCGGGGCGCCGGGCGAGACCGGAGGTCGCGTCGTGCTCGATCGAGGAGCGCCATTGGAGGCGCTTAGGGCAGTACAGGCCGACCCCGCATTAAGGGTTGAGTTTGTTTGCACAGCCGGGCTGGACGGACCGACCTCGGTCGAATGGTCGGGTGGGGTGCTGGTGGCGCGCGACACTGCGATACCCGCCGAATGGGCCGCGGCGCTGGCGAGGGATTCTGGCTCAGAGATCGAGACAACTGCCGTCCTCATCGCAAACCAAGACGGGCAGCTCGAATGGTCCGGCACCATTCGCCGGGACGACGTGGCTTGCGCAGAAGCGGTTGGCGGCCTTTTGCGCGACGCCGGTTTTCCATACGAGCTGATGTCAGGTGGAACCACAGTAGTAGCCGATTCCCTAGTCCCGCTGGAGAGCGTCGGGGTTCCCGCGGCTGTGCTGGTGTCGGTGCAAAACGGGCCGAACCGCGTTCGATTGCTCGCGACACCAGGGCGAATTCGCCTCCTGCGGAGAAGCTGAAAATGCGACTGCCGATGGCGTTCGACCCGATCGAGGCCGGCGAAATCGATAATTTCGCCTTCGACTTCACTGCCGATGTGGGATCGGCGACAATTCGGTCGACAAATTGGACCTGCACGCTCGCGCCGTTTCAAACCGCGATCGACCCGACGCCACAAGCGAGAATTTTGGCGGCTTCGGCCGAGACGATAATCCAGCTCCGCTCTCCGCTCGACGGGTCACTACAGACCAAGACAGGCTTTTTTTCGGTTGCCACGATCGGCGGGATGCCGGGCTCGGCAGTCGGTGCAACGTATATACTCGAGGCGGGAGCGACGCTCAGCGACGGCCGGATTTTAAAGCTTTACTCAACCGTGCTTTGCGCGCCGTCAACCGTGTAGTCAACGCCCCGAAAGCTTGTCCACCGATCTCGGGCCTCCACCGACCCCGGCAAGCCCAGCTCGCTTTGCAAACCAGGACACCGCAATGAAGATTTATCTGCCGATCGCCAAGGTCGACGCCGAGCGCCGCGAGGTGTGGGGCTATGCCTCGACCGAAGCGCGCGACGACCAGGGCGAGATTGTCAAGCGCGACGCCCTCGTGGCGGCGCTCGGCGACTACATGCAATTCGCCAACATCCGAGAGATGCACCAGCTGTCGGCGGTCGGCGTAGCCAAAGAAGCGGCTATTGACGACAAGGGCCTCTATATCGGAGCCAAGATTGTCGATGATCAAGCGTGGCAGAAGGTCGTCGAGGGCGTCTACAAGGGCTATTCGATCGGCGGCCGTATAACCCAGCGCGATCCGACCGATTCGAAGACGATTACCGGCCTCGTGCTCAACGAGATTTCCCTTGTAGATCGTCCAGCCAATCCCGAAGCGGTTTTCGATTACTGGAAAGCAGCAGGAGCTTCATGCATGCCGGAGACCCGGTTCAACCCGCCATTCCAGATCTGGGCGTGCGGCGTGCCCGAGCATCGCCACCTTGCCAAGGCCGACGCGCTGAGGTGTCAGTCGAAGCTCACCGGTTCGGGCCGCGATTTGATCGCCGCAGCGCGAAACGCGCTCGCCAGCGCCGAAGACGTGCTGGATCAGGTCCAAGACAAACCCGGAGAGCAAACTTCGCAGGCCGATGCGGAATACGCAGACCCGGGTTATCAAGCCGACGGCAAGAAGCGCTATCCGATCGACACAGAAGCACATATTCGCGCCGCCTGGAACTTCATCAATCGGCCAAGCAACGCGCAAAGATACAGCGATGCGCAACTCGAAGAGATAAAGGCGGCAATTATCGCCGCCTGGCGAGCGAAAATTGATAAAGACGGCCCGCCCTCGGCTCACAACAAGCGTTCGGGGCGCGGCGCCACCCGTGCCGCCTTGACAAAGGCGTCGTGTGATGTGGGTCACGTCGCGCGCATCATCCTTGATCTGAACTGGCTCAAGGATAACCTTTCGGCCGAAGCGGCGATGGAGGGTGACGGCTCGCCTCAGCCGGCGAGATTGCAGGCGATCATCGCCGAGCTGTGCGGGTTTCTGAACGCATTGGTCGCGGAGGAGACCAGCGAAATCCTGAACGACACTGAGCTTGTCGGGGATCCAGAGAATCCAAATGTCCCGGCTGTTATAGCCATGGCAGCCGGCAGGGCGGCGGGGCTCGTGGCGGAGTTGTGCGACAGCCGAAGCCCGGAATTGCAGAAGCTCGCCGCCGCGATCCTCGCCAAGTCCAAGCACAGCGAGGGCGACCAAGCGCTCCTCGACCTCGCCTACGATGCCGTCGACAAATGCATGGGAATGGGTGGCTTGCTGTTCGTTGAACGGAGCCACATTGCCAAAGCCCGTGACGCGCTGCAGTTCGCCGGGGCCGCGCCGAGCGAGGAAGCGACGGTCGACACCGCACGCAATCCCGAGACGCGGGTCCCGATGGTTCGCCCGCCGGCGGCGGAGTACCACCCCGACGCCAACGCCACGGTCAATACCGCGCCGTACCCGGCATCGGCCGATACCGACGGCGTATTGGAAATGATCGCAACGGCATTGGGCAAAAGAGGGCACAGCCATCAGGCGTTGATGGACGTCGCGCACGACTGCGTCGGCAAGCTTACGGACGGCGCGTGCTGCGCGGCCGCCAAGGCCGGGGCCCGTCATTCGCAAGAGACATTAGGCCATCTCGCAAACGCGCACGATCACTTGGTGGCCGCAGGAGCAAAGTGCGACGCCGCCGGATATACGGCAGAGACGGCAACGCAAGGAACGGAATTCGAGTCCGGTAAGGCCGCAATGGGGAACCTCTCCAAGCTGCTGGCCGGCGAGCGACCCGAAAAGGCGGCGCTGATCGCGACCTTAACCGACATCGTGCCGCGGCTCGACCAGCTGACGAAACGGGTCGAAGATATCGCGCGCACGCCGCTGCCGCCGCTGGCGGTCGCTAAGAACATCACCGCGATCTCCAAACAGCAAGACGCCGGCGGCGACGCCCTGTCATCGGACGAGCTTGCCACGGCCTTCTCTCGCATGAGCAAGGAAGAGCAGACGTTGACCTTGATCAAGGCGAGCCATGCCCGTCCGATCCAGCCGCCCGGTCTGGCGACAGCAAGGGAAATGCGCGGCGAGTAAGTCCGGCTTCGGCCGTAATCCAACCCGCCTGCGGGCGGGTTTTTCTTTGCCCCCCTATCGGGAGGAACTGCAAATGAGTTCGATTACCCAGGAATCCCTGGAGCTTTTGAAGAGGGCTTTGGCGTCACCGGACGGCAGTCTCGCCAAGTCGATCTCCACGGCGACCGGTTTGGTCGCCTACGACCTCCAGGCCCCGGCGAAAAATCTCTATCCGTTTGTCACCCCGATCCGCAACGTCATGCCGCGGGTTGGCGGCGGCACCGGCACGGCGACCAATTGGCGCCAGGTAAATGCCATCATCGGTTCCGGCTTCGACGCGATGGGCTGGGTCCCGGAAGGTCAGCGTTCGGGCCAGATGTCGTATTCGACTTCGAGCAAGTCCGCGACGTTTGTCACGATCGGCGAGGAGGACGCCGCGACGTTCGAAGCGATTTCCGCCGGCCGGGAGTTCGAAGACATCCAGGCGCGAATGACTTTTCGGCTCTTGCAAAAGATGATGCTGAAGGAGGAGATGGCGATCCTCGCCGGCAATGCGTCGTTGTCGCTCGGAACGCCGGCGACCCCAACCCTATCCGCCTCGGGCAGCGCCGCGACGCTGCCGGCCGCGACCTATTTTGTCAAAGTCGTCGCCCTGACCCTTGAAGGATACCAAAACTCCAGCGTCGCTGCGGGCGTCGCCACGACCAAGGTGGTCACGGGGGTCGACGGCAAGACCTTTACGCTCAACGGCGGCTCGTCGAACATCAGCGGCGAAGCGAGCCAGCCAGTCACTCTGGGCCAGTCACTGTTTTGCAGCGTCACCCCGATCCAGGGGGCGGTCGCTTATGCCTGGTACATCTCGACCTCGACCGGAACCGAAACCCTACAGGCCATCACGACATTGAACAGCCTGGCGGTGTCGGCGCCGCTCCTCACCGGCATGCAGCTGCAGTCGGCAGTTACCGCGGACAATTCCGCGAACCCAAGCTACGCCTATGACGGGCTGTTGACGACCGCGCTAAAAAACGGCTCCAACGCATACGTCAATACGCTAGCGACCGGCACTCCTGGGACCGGCACGACGCTGACCCCTTCGGGCCGCGGCTCGGTCAATGAGATCGACACGATGTTCCAGACGATGTGGAACAATTTCGAATTGTCGCCGACCGTGCTTTACGTCAACGCCCAGGAGCTCAAAAACATCACCACCAAGGTGCTCTCCAACGCGTCGGGTCCGCTGCTGCGCTACGACACGCCAGCCGACGGCAGCGAGGGGGAGTATCAGCTGACGGCATCGGGCACCGTGCAATTCTACTACAATCCGTTCGCGATCTACGGCGGTCTGCGGATCCCGATCAAGATCCACCCGCGGGTCCCGCCCGGCACAATCATCGGATGGGCCGAGAACCTGCCGATCCAGTACCAGTCGAATGAGGTTCCCAACGTCGCGGAGATCAAGACGCGGCAGGACTATTACCAGATCGACTGGCCGATCGTCACCCGCCAGCGCCAGGTGGGGGTCTACGCCGAAGAGGTGCTGGCGGTCTACGCCCCGTTTGCAATGGGTGTGATCACCAACATCGCCAACGGCTGACGGACGTGCCCGACCTGATAGCACTCCGCGCCATGTTCGGCCAGGACGAGGCAAATCACGGTACGGCGCGCTATCGGGTCGGCATCGACGGCACGGTCAACGTGCCGTCAGATGTCGCGGTTCACTTGGTCAACAACGGGGGGTTCTCAGTGCTGAACCGAACTGCCGAGGCTGCTGTGGAGCCACGGGCGAGTGACGTCCGGTGTGGACCCCTCGTTCGAGTTCGTCATAATACAGCGGTCGCTTGCAGCTACGACGGCAACGAATACCGCGCTACTGCGGCGGGAGATTTTTTGGTCCCGGCCGCGGCGGTGATGGAGCTGATGGCGCACGGTTTTACGCCGGCGCGGCATCAGGAAAGCCGGGACGAGCAGACGCTCCGTAAGGAGCAATTAAAGCCTGCGCGCGGGGTACCGGAACCCCCACCTTCGGACCGGAGCTGAAGATGTCGGAGATCGACGACGGCGTTTACGTCGACATCGTGCGCAAGGCGATAAAGACCATCAACCCGGCAGTCGCGGACGCGGCAACGGCGCACGGCTGGCCCGCGGCCCTCGACGCGGTCAGCACGATCCTGATGTCGCTGCTCATCGCAGCGGTTGGTCCGGACGAGGCGCGCTCGGCTTGCGGCAAAATGTACGAGGACGTCGCACGGCTCGAGCGCGCCTGGGCGCCGGTAATGGCGCCCGCAAAGGATGAGAACCCGTGGGGGCGTGCCTGATGGCATACGGCGACCTGACGAATTTGGCTGATGTAAAGGCCTGGCTGCAAACCGGGCAAAGCGCATTTCCACCGACCGATGACGCGCTGTTGACGAGGTTGATTACCGCTGCGAGTCAATACATCCAAGTTTGGCTCAGTCGACGAATTGCCGTCGCCGATTATCTCGAGGTGCGCGACGGAACCGGCGGCCAGCAGCTGCAATTCGCCTGCTTTCCGGTCTGCGCCGTGCTGTCGTTGACGATTGACGGGATTGCGATCCCGCAGGCGCCGCCGCCTTCGCCGAGCACCGGACTGGCGGCGGGTTATGTATTTTCGCCGACCCAACTCTCGGTACGAGGATACCATTTTACCCGGCGGGCGCAGAATATTGCCTTTTCCTATACCGCCGGCTACCCGACGACGCCGCCGGAGATCGCGCAGGCCTGTATCGAGCTCGTGGCGCTTCGCTATCGCGAACGTACCAGGATCGGCGAGGTCTCGAAGGCCGTAGGCGGTGGCGAGACGGTCAGCTACTCGCAGAAGGACATCAGCGCACCCATAGCGACCCTGCTTCAGCAGTATCGTGTCGTGGCGCCCATTGCCGCCTATTCGGTAATGATGGCGGCGACCGCGACCGACCCGGCACTAATCGGGGGTGCGTTGTGATCGCGGCCCGCCTTGTCGGCGACAGCGCGGCATTGGGTCGGCTGACCGCGATGCGGCAGGACGCCAACCAGGGGATAGCGCGAGCGATCGCCAAGCTCGGCATCGACCTGCAAAACAATGTCCAACAGGACAAGCTCAGCGGCCAGGTTCTGCAGGTCCGCAGCGGCGCGCTCAGGCAGAGCATCGCCGGGCAGGTCGACGATACCGGCAGTGCCGTGCACACGACCGTATACAGCGCTCTCAACTATGCCGCCGCCCAGGAATATGGCTTCTCCGGCACCGTAAACGTGCGCGCGAGCCTGCGCCAGATCAAGGAGGCTTTTGGCCACCCGATCGCGGCCGAGACCATCGGCGTCGCCGGGCACGCCCGGCGAATGGATCTGCCGGAGCGGTCGTTCCTGCGGTCGGCGCTCGATGACATGACGCCGGACATTGCGGCGGGCATCGAAAGTGCATTACGCGAGGCAATCAGCCAATGATCGACCGTGAAGCGATTTACGGCGCGCTTTGGTCCGCTGGTTCGCGCGCCTGGAGCTTTGCCAGCGCCAACCGGCGGCTGCGGCACTGGTCCGACGTAGCGCCGGTCGAGCAGCCCGCGTTGTTCATGAGCGAAAAGGGCGGGCACGCGGTCGTCAAGGCACTGGGCGCGCCGACAGTATGGACGCTCTTCGCCGATTTTTACATTTACGTGCATTCGAGCGATCCCTATGCAGCGCCGGCGTCGATCTTGAACCCGCTGCTCGACTCCCTTGAGCAGGCGTTGGCGCCCTCTCCGGCGTCCGGGATTCAGAACCTCGGTTTGCCGGACATGGTTCAGCACGCCTATATCGCCGGCAAGATCGAGACCGATGAAGGCGTGCTCGGCGACCAGGCGATCGCAATCGTTCCCGTCGAAATCCTTTGTGTGTGAGGCCGCACCGCTCATGAGCGTACTCCATGTCTTTACCGCGCGGTTCAATCCACTGCGTTGGCGCCGGCCCCATCAGCATTACGTCGATTGGGCGCGTCACCTTCACGAACTCGGCGCCGATGTGACGGTGATCGAGTGCGCTTATGGCGAGGCGCCTTTCGAATGCGAAATCCCCGGGACCGTGACCCACATTGGCGTGCGCGCCGATAGCTGGGCATGGACCAAGGAATGCCTGTTGAACATCGGCATCCAGCGCCGCCCGGAAGCAAAATACATCTGCTGGTCCGACAGCGACGTATTTCCGCGACACCGCGACTGGGCGGCGGAAACGATCGCGGCGTTGCAGCATTACCGGGTCGTGCAGCCGTGGCGCGATTGCTATGATCTCGGGCCAGCCGATTCGCACCAGGATCACTGGCGCTCGTTCTGTCACCAATACGTGCATGGAAACCCGATCGTCGTCGGCGAGGGTCAGGACTTTCACAAATTCTGGATCGGCGGCGGCGGCCAGCACCATTACCCGCACCCCGGCTACATGTGGGCGATCAGACGCGACACGCTGAACCTGATCGGCGGGCTTTTCGAATATGGCGGGATGGGCGCCGCAGACCATCACCAGGCGGTGGCGATGCTGGGCATGGCGAGCCGCTCGTTTCCGAGCGGCGTTTCGCCGACCTACAAGGCGATGCTGGAGGCCTGGCAACACCGCGCCAGGCACGCCGTCAACGGCCGGATCGGCTATGTGGCCGGGACGATCGAGCATCGGTTTCACGGGGCCAAGGTCAATCGCCAGTACTGGGATCGCTGGCAGATGTTCCTGCGGCACGGCTTCGACCCGATTACCGATCTAAAACGTAACATGTGGGGCGTGCTCGAATTTGCCGGCAACAAGCCCGAGCTCGAGCATGAGTGGGACCAATATCTGCGGTCGCGGCGCGAGGACGACAATTTTGTCGCCCAGACGTTTCGTCCGCCCGAACGGCATCACCGGCCGCCCCATCCGCAGCCGCCAATACCGCCCGTCTCGCATCCCGCACCCCATCCGCCAAAGCCGCCGAGACATCCGCTGCCGCGGCCGGGTGAACCGCCTCGCGGCCGGCCAGGTCAATAAGCCCAGGTCAATCAGCAAGGACACGACGACATGAGCGATGACCGTGATGCCCCGCCGGCGAGACCTTTTGCAGCCTTACAAGCGGACGATCTGCTCGACGCGGTGATCGAGCGTTGGTGGACCGATCATTTTCCGGGCTCGGCGGTCGCTCGCAACACTGCGGCCTGGAATGTGGCGCATGCCGCCAAAGAGGCCCTGAAGCGGCTGCCGGTACGCGTGCGGAAGCCCCTGCCAGAGACGGCAGCGGAGAACGATTTCCAAGGGAGTATCTAAAATGCAGCTCAGCTTCGGGTCGGGCGCGCTGTGGGGCGAGCGCACGGATGTGACCGGGTCGGGTATCGGCCCACGCCAATTCGGTGTGCTCCAAGACGTTCAAATCGATTTCGACTGGACCGACAAAGAGCTTTACGGCCAGCTTCAGTTTCCCGTTGCGATCGCTCGCGGTCAGGGCAAGATCAGCGGAAAGGCGAAACTCGCGCAGATCCTCGGTCTTTTGTACAGCGACATTTTCTTCGGGGTGACGGCGGCGACGGGTCAATTCGCCGTATCGGAACTTGAGGCAGCGATCGTCCCGGCCGCGAGCCCCTACACAGTGACGGTCGCCAACGCGTCCAGCTACAATGACGACCTCGGGGTGGTTTACGCCGCGAACGGCCGCCGTTTCAACCGCGTAACCACCCCTTCCGCGGCCGGCCAATATTCGGTGAACTTCGCGACCGGCGTTTACACCTTCGCCGCGGCCGACGCAAACGCAGCACTGCTGATCTCCTATACCTACAGCATCACGACGAGCGGCAACAAGCTCACGCTGACCAACCAGGTGATGGGCACCACTCCGACCTTCAAGGCGACGTTCTACACCACGTACAGCGGCGAGGGGACGGCACTGCGGCTCAACGCCTGCACCGCCAACAAGCTGTCGATGCCGACCAAGATTGACGATTGGACGATCAGCGAACTGGACTTCATGGCGTTTGCCGACGCATCGGGGACAATCGGTTATCTGAGCACGGTCGAATGACGAGCACCAGGTCGCGGCGGCGGCAGCCCGCTGGGCGGAGGGCGGCATGATCCCAGGCATAGCGATCACCATGGGCGGCCGGGAATGGACCGTCCCACCGTTGACCTTGGGCCAGCTGCGCCGGCTGATGCCGAAGGTCCGCCAGCTCTCCGAGATCGGCGCGCAAATGGGTGAAACGCAAATTGGCGTTCTGCTCGAAATCGTCGCCTCCGCCTTGCAGCGGAACTATCCCGACATGACGCCAGAAATGGTTGAAGATCTGTTGGACCTCGGCAATGCCGGGCCGGTGCTGAACGCAGTCCTGACCGGCTCCGGTCTGCGGCCACGGGCAAATCGATTGGGGGAAGCCGCAGCCCCCGGGCCAGACCCGGGGGCGACGACGCCGATCGCAGCGACCGCTGGGGAGACATCTATGGCCTGCTCGCCACCGCCTGCGGGTACAGCTATCCGATAATCGACGCGATGACGCTGTTCGACGTCGAAGAGCTGACGCGGTATTGGATCGACCATCCGCCGCTGCACCTGATGATCGCGGCCTATCTCGGGGTCGGCAAAGAGCAGCGCGAGCGCGCAACACGGCCGGGCACGGCACGATCGAACCTGAACGCCAACGTTGGACAACTGCTCGCCGAATTGGGGCCGTCGTTCGCAAGCGGTGACGTTCACGCGGGTTTGCGTCCCGTCGTGCTCGATTTTCCCGAGCTGCACCGGCAAAGCAAAGCCTCGGCCTAGCCCGGCGGGAAAGGGATCCGGGCAGAAACGGGCGCCTGCGGGCGCAGTCTATAGGTAAAGGAGACGGCGTGGCGGATATCGAAACCAGCGTTGCCATCTCTGCTCAGACCGACGAGCTTCAGTCCGGAATGGAAGAGGCCGCCAACGCAGTAGAGGCGGCCACCGGGGCGATGAAGGTCCATTTCGCCGATCTCGGGACCGCGGCGCAACAGGCGCAGGCCCATATCGGAGCCGCCGCCGCGCAGATCGGATCGACAATCAGCGCGCTGCAAGCGAGAACCGCCGGACTTGCCGGTTCCGTTGGCGGCGCGATCAGCCAATCCGGCAATGCCGCCAACCAGCAGCCCGGGATTTCGGTCAGTCAGCAGGCAAAAAGCGGGACGCAAGGCGGCGGCGGTGCCGCTAACCGGCTGCAAACCTGGCGCGCCGAGCTGCAAAGTCAACTCGCGGAAGAGCAGTCGTTCTTTAGCGACTCAAAGGCTGAGGAGTTGGCGTTTTGGCAGGATAAGCAAGCATTAACCGAAGCAGGGTCGAAAGAACAGCTCGCGGTCGAGAGCAATGTCTATCAGCTCGAAAAACAGCTAGCCATACAGAACGAGCGGGACACGCTTGCCGCGCTCTCGTCCGACGAAAAAATCACCGACGCTGCCTATGCGCGTAAGAAGGCGGCGATCGAGGAGGAGGCCGAGCTCGGCAAAATCTCGACGAGCGAGGAGATTGCACAACTCAAGGATGCGCTCGATACCGAGTGGGCGCTCCAGCAGGATTTCTATGAAAAAAAGCTGGCTGCCGCCGCGGACGACGCCCAGCAGCAGGAAAAACTGACTGAGCAGGAGGAGCTTGCCTACGAAAAATACCTGGCCGACAAGGACAAGCTCGACGCCCAAGCCGTTCAAGACAGTCAAAAACAATGGCAAAGCCTGTTGCAGCCGATCCAGCGCGCGTTGGACACCTCGATCACCGGAATCATCATGGGCACGACCACCGTGCAAAAGGCTTTGTCCAACTTAGCGCAGTCGATCATTGCCGAGTTCGTCAATTCCGCGGTCGGCGGCATCCTTGGCAGCCTCGGAAAATCGCTCGGCGCAAGCCTGGTTGGGGGCACCGGCGGGAGCGCCGATCAAGATTTCTCGGGTGGGGTTACCGGCGCCGGCGAGGCGATTGCCGGCGGCGGGATCTCGCAGGGGCTATTCGGCTCCGGCGGCCTTTTCGGAGCCTTGGGTCTTGGCAGCTTGTTTTCGGGAGGCGGTCTTTTCAGCAGCCTGTTTAAGGGTATCGGATCATTGTTCAGCTTCGAGCACGGCGGGATCGTGCCGTCGGCCCAAGGCGGCTGGATGGTTCCCTCGACCTCACTCGCGATGCTGCACACGAATGAGATGGTGCTCCCGGCAGACATCAGCCAAGGACTGCAAACAATGATAGCCGGCAGCGGGGGAGCGGGAGGTGGGGCCAACGTCATGTTTAACGTGTCGGCGATGGACAGCCAATCCGTAGCGAAATTCTTCCAGTCAAACGGAAGCCTTTTGGTCAGTGCGATCAACCGGGCGATGCGCAACGGATCCGCACTACGGAGCTCGTGATGGCGTTGGTTTTTCCCGAATTGCCGGGACTCGCTTGGAGCGTTACCAAGACTCCGACGTTTCAAACCCGCATTCAGCGGGCTGTTTCCGGCCGCGAGCTGAGGGCCCTCGATTACCCGTTCCCGCTATGGCAGTTCACGCTCGTTTTCGCGTTCTTACGCGACAACCCCGGGGCCGGCTTCGACGAGCTGCGCACGTTGATGGGCTTCTACTTGTCCTGCCAGGGCGCCTACGGCACCTTTCTGTTCGAGGACCCGAGCGACTTCCAGATCCGGGGGCAATATCTCGGCACCGGAGACTCAAGCGCATCGGTTTTTCAGCTGCAACGGACCATGGGAGCAGCGTTGCCGAACGGCGGGTTTATTGAGCCGGTTACCGCCCCCAACACCGTTGGAGCGGTCTATTTCAACGGCATCAGCCAAAGCGCTTCGAGCTACAGTGTCGACCCCGAGACGGGGTTGGTGACCTTCGCGAACCCCCCGGCCACTGGCATCGTCGTCGCAGCGGATTTCTCGTACTGGTTTCGCTGTCGGTTCGTCGACGACAGCTATGATTTCGAAAACTTCATGTTCCGATTGTGGCAGCTGAAGAAACTGACTTTCATCTCGGTGCGCACATGAAGGCAGCATCAGCTGAGCTGATCGCGCTGTTGAATTCCAGCGAGCAGTTTACCATGGCAGACCTTTATACCTTCAGCTTGGCTGAGGGTGGCGTCTATCTCTATTCGGCTGCGGCGAGCGCGATCACCGACCAGACGACCGGGCGCTATTTCGAGCTCGGGCCGAAACTCGAGCGGTCGAAAACCAAAGTCGTGATCGGGGTGCAAGTCGATGAGCTCGACGTCAACATCTACCCTGAGCCGAGTGATCTCTTGGGTGCGGTCGCCTGGCTGCAAGCCGCGTGGACTGGCCAGTTCGACGGCGGGGTATTGCAGGTCGAGCGCGCCTTTATGCAGCCTTACGGGACCGTGGTCGGGACCGTCGTGCTGTTCGCCGGGCGCATCTCGGACATCGATTGCAGCCGCACAGGCGTCGACATGAAATGTCGCTCGCATCTCGAATTGCTGAACATCCAGATGCCGCGCCGACTGTGGCAGCAAAGCTGCACCCATGTGTTCGGCGACGCAATGTGCCAGTTCGATCGGTCGAGCCTTGCCGTCACCTTTAGCTGCGCGTCGGGATCGACGCAAACGGTCATTCAGGGACCGCCGTTGACCGCCAATCCCTACGTGCAAGGGACGATCGTCGGCGTCACCGGCGCCAATGCAGGCGAGACGCGCACGATCAGCGGCTTTGCAGCCGGACAATCGGTAACGATCAAGCTGGCGTTCCTCTACCCGCCCGCAGCGGGCGATCAATTCCAACTCCTGCCAGGGTGCGACCGCAGTCTTGGCACCTGCACGAACACCTTTAACAACCAGATCCACTTTGGCGGAATGCCGTTTATCCCGGCGCCGGAGAATTCGGTGTGACCGATCGGCAGCGCGCCGCGGTCATTGGCGAGGCCGAGACCTGGCTGGGCACGCCGTATCATCACATGGGACGGGTCAAGGGCGTCGGCTGCGACTGCCTGACCCTGATTGCCGAGGTCTATGAGCGCGCCGAAATCGTCGGCCATGTTGAAATTCCCTATTACCCGCCGGACTGGCACCTGCATCGCGGGGTCGAACGCTACATGAACGGGCTCGCCAAAAAAACACGCGAGACGGACCGGGGCGGCGCCGGCGACGTGGCGCTGTTTCGCTTTGGGCGGTGCTTTGCACACGGCGCGATCATCACCGAATGGCCGCTGCTGATCCACGCCTGGCACAGCGGCGGGGTTATCCGCGGCGACGCGTTGCAGCCGCTCCTCGCCGGGCGGCCGGTAAGGTTCTTTTCGCCGTTTTCCGAATGAGCGGCATCCTCGGTCGCGGCTCCAACGCCAAGCAGCAAAACGTTGCTGCGTCGCTGCGATTTCAGAGCTCGCAAAAAGGCGGCGTCATTCCGCTCGTGTACGGAACGGCGCGGCTGGCGGTCAACCTTCTCGACTACCAGAATTTCAACGCGAACGGCGGCGGGGGGAAAGGCAAGGGCGGCGGCGGCAGCAAGACCGCCGGAAAGGGCGGCACACAGACGATGTACCAGGTCGACTTCGCCGCCGGCGTGTGCCAGGGGCCGATCGCCGGCTGGGGGCTCCTATGGTACAATAAAACCGTCACGACTTTGCAGGGCGGCGGCAGCACCCTCACCGGCGGCAACGGCATTTCGTTCTCGGCGGTCGGGGCCGATGGCCAGGCGACGGATTTTTATTGGACAACGAACTACCCGAACAACGCGATCAACTACTCCGGCACGGCATTCTTCACAGGTGACCAGTACCAGCTCGGGATGAGCCCTGCTTTGCCGAACTTCAATGTCGAAGTCTACGGTATCGAAGCCGGAACGGCGCCGAACGGCGTCGACGCGAACCCTGCCAACATCGTCGAGGACCTGTTAACGAACACCCGATACGGCGCCGGCTTCCCGGCTGCCAATCTCGATGATCTGAGTTCTTATGCGGCCTACTGCGACGCCGCCGGATTGATGCTGGCGCCAGTATACGACAGTCAGCAGGCAGCTTCGCAAATGCTGGCCGAGATCGCCGCCGTCACAAACAGTGCGATCGTCTGGTCGGGAGGGCTCCTCAAGATCATCCCTTACGGAGACACCCCGCTGTCGGTCACTTTTACCCCGATCTCGCTGACTGGCGAGGTGAACCAAGGCGATCTGCTGTCGCTGACCTTTTCCGGCGCATTCCCCGCCTCACCCATTTTGGTCAGCCACTACCTGACCGCGAACGACATCATCAGCTATTCGTCGGTTGGCGCGTCGCTGGCGATGCTGATCACCGGCGACGGGACCCTCGCCGATCCCGGCAACGGCGCGCTCGCCGCCGCCGGCATCTATGCTTCGGTCACGACAACCGGGCTAGTGATCGTGCAGACGCGAGGGACCGACGTTGCAATCACGACGAGCGCCTCGGGTTCCGAGACGCTGACCGTCGGGACGACCACCGCACCCTATTTATACACGCCGAACACGACCCCGATTTATTCGCTCGGCGAGGACGACTACATCGTCCAGGAGACGAGCGTCGGCACCTATCTTGGCGTGACGCCGGGCGGACCGGCATTGCGTACGGGAGCGGGTCCGATCACCGGCGGCTTTACCGACGATCCCGTGCACATCACGCGCTCGACCCCGGCCGACGCGTTGAACATGGTTCAGCTCGAAACCACCGACCGCGGCACGTCCTATAACACATCGATCACGGAAGCGTTTGACCAGGGCTCGATCGATCTGTACGGGGTTCGACGGGATACATCGGTCCAGGCACGGGCAATCGTCGATCCATATTACGTGGCGACAATAGCTGCGCAGCTTGTCCTGCAGCGCCAGATTCTGTATCGCAATACCTACTCCTGGCAACTCGGTTGGAAATACGTGTTGTTGGAGCCGATGGACCTCGTGCAGATCACCGACCCACGACTGGGCGCGCAGGCCATTACGGTGCGCATTACCTCGATCGAGGAAGACGACGAGGGCATGCTGTCGGTAACCGCCGAGGATTGGCTCGGCACTCCCGGCGCCGTGATGTACCCGCCAGCGACGCCGATACCAGCCGTCAGCGGCGGGGTGACCATCCTAGGGTATGGGGGCGCCACGGCGCAGCCATACCCCAAACAGGCGGGCGCATCCGAAACATCGGCGCCGAATTACGGACAGGCCGCGCCGTCGGTCAACGCGCCCTTCATTCTCGAGCCGACAGCCCAACTCCTCGCCGCGCAAGGGCAGACCTCACCCTATATTATCGTGGGGCTTTCAGGTGGGCCAAACGGGACTTATGACCCCAACTGGGGCGGCGCCAACGTCTATGTGTCCCTGGACGGCTCGACCTTTGCGCCGTTCGGCGAGTTTGTCGGCCGCTCGACAATGGGCTACACGACGGCCGATTGTACGGCGACCGGCACGTCGCTGTCGGTTAATCTCGCCGAGAGCGACGGCGCCCTCAACAGCGTTTCAGCGCAACTCGCCGCGAACGGGCTGAGCCTGTGCGCGGTGCGGACACCGGACGGTCTGCTCGAATTCCTGAGCTACACGAACGCGACGCTGACCGCCCCCAACCAATATACATTGGCCGGCCTCTACCGCGGCCTGTACGGCACTTACGAAATCGACCTGCCCGCCGGGTCGCAATTTCTGTCGCTCGGCTCCAGCCGGTTTTTCTTCGAGGTGCTGCCGTCACAATTCGTCGGACATACGCTCTATTTCGAATTTCAGAGCTTTAACCCGGTTGGCGGTGGCGAACAAAGCCTGGCCGAAACCACGATCTACAGCTATCTGCCGGTCGGCTCATCGGTTGTTCCGGGCATCTTCCCAGTCGCGACAACGACCGGCAATCCGATGGCGGTGGAGGTCGCGTCGGGCACCACGCGCCGCGACCACATTTTGCCGGTCGAGCAGCGCCGAGGACTGGCGCGGGACACCGTGCTCGCCTCCGAGATCGGCCAGATTACGCGGCGCGACGGCCGCGATCCCCTGGAGAGCAACTGAGCGCGACGTCAAATCATTCGACCGATCGGGTTGATGCGGGCGCGGCTGCACCAACTTGCGATCATGGCTCGCCTCTCTTCTGATCTGCAATGCTGATCCCGTGGGTCGCGGCGTGTGCCGACACCGCGACAGGCTTCGCCGCCGCGCGCATCGGAACCCCGGAACCCCGCCGGCCAAACACCATCCAGCCAAACTGACTGTCGCCGACCCGGCGCAGACCTTTCACTGGACCAATGGAGCATGAAACCAATGTTTAGATTCTGGAATTTTGTCGATTGCCGGAACGTCAGCTTGTGTGACGGAGTAGCGTCGATGTCGGTATTGATAATGGCGAGCGTGCTGGCATTGTGGTTGACGGGCTGCGCCCAAGTTGGCCAATTCAGCGCCGAGGATGCAGGCAACGCAGCGACGATCGCAACAGCTGCAGGGGATCCGGTGGGCGCGGCCTGCTGGCCGATTTTGGAGGCGACCGGAAACGCGATCTCCAGCGTCGGGGATAAACCCGGTATACTGGTCGCGATCGAAGAGAAGCGTGCGGTGCAGATGGCTCTGCAAAGCACGCAATGCCAACCGGTATGGGCTGGGGTTCTGGCCGAGCTGCTGAAAGCCACCCCGGCAGCTCCGTTCGTCCCTTGATGTTGAAGCCGCGGTTCTCGCCCGAGATCAACTTCGGTCATGTCATGCAGGCGGCCGTGCTGCTGCTGACTGTGGGCGGCGGTGCTGTGACCAGCTACATCAGCCTGCGCGGGGACATCGAAAATCTGCGGGCTGAGCTCGACGTCCAGATCGCTTCGCACGAGTTGCGCATCGCCGCGGCGGAGCGAGCCCTCGAACAAGGCCGGATTGACGAGCGCGATTTTCAGGCAGAAATGCGCGCCGCGCTGGCGCGCATTATCGACGCCATTGCCGACCTGCGGACGCAGATCGTGCAGAAGCAGGACCGCAAGTAACATTCCAATGGGTCATCATAGGTCTTCCTTCGCTTGGAGAAGCAATGCTTCCGCGCAAATTGACAGCCGTCGATCCCGAAAGCGAGAGACGGCGATATAAAATCGTCCGTCGTGACACAATGGAGGACGTACCCGGCCTCATACTTTCCGCCAATGTCGAAAGCGGACTGTGTCTTGTGCGGTTGTCAAATGGAGCAAGCCAGGAATTCAACTTTGGGCCGGAGGGCCTCCGCATCGTCACCGCTTCCCGGTAGACCGGGCGATCCTCGTCAAGCCTGGAGCATTTGCACCTGGGCGAGCCCAATACATTGGGCTCCGCGCGCGCTTCGGGCTTGATCCCGAGCCGTCCTGTGGCCATGGTGTTACGGCACGATTGGGGGGTGGTATGCGGTCGAGAGTAGTATCGGTTGTCACTGCGTTTCTGGTGGCGTTGACGATAAGCGGTTGCAGTGGCGCGCGGGCGACGGCGTGCCAGTGTCCTCAACCTGTCAACTATGATGATGCGGCGATAAAGAAAATAACGGCAGCCTTGCGCGCGTTGCCGTCCGACAACGTTCTGCACCAGGCAATGGACGATTACGAGGACGAGCGGGACGATCTGCGAGCCTGCCTCGCCGCTAGCCGTTGAGGGTGACCATGCACTCGATAAGGTGGATAAACCGGCTCGCGGGTTTATCCACGAGCGCGTGGCGATGATCGAATTCTTGATGATCCCCGAGGCGCCGACGCCGGTCGGGCCTTTCAGCCATGCGACCGCGGTGGACGGCTGGGTGTTTGTCACCGGCCAAATGCCGACCCAGCCGGACGACGACAAGGGGCCGTTGCCCGACGGGATCGCGGCGCAAACGCGGCGCGTTATCGAGAACCTGAAGCGTGTCCTGGCCGGCGCTGGCAGCTCCCTTGACTGCGTTGTCTTCGCCCGCGTCTACCTCACGCATTTCGATCGCGATTACGCCGCGATGAACGCCGTCTACGCGTCATATTTCGCAACCGGACGACTGCCGGCACGGACCTGCGTCGGCGTCACCGGCCTTGCCCTCGGCGCGCTTGTCGAGATCGATCTTCTTGCCCGCCGAGCAACCGGTCAGGCCGCTCGTCCCTGA